ACTGCTAGTTCCTGCGCTGAAGGTTCAGGTGCCTTTGGTTTCTTCATGAATCCCATGATTTGCTCCCTATGTACTTGTATAGTTGATATGGTGTCCAGATAAACGGCCTGTTGATGCCTAGCAGTTGTTTAACGTGCCCGACACATGTGTTAAGCATGAATAATCCCTGCCTTGACTCTACTGTATGCCATCTAAGTAATCGATCATTCCCAAGTTTATCATCGATTTCGTCAATTGTATAAACCTTAACTTCCGTAATGCCTTTCTCGTATACGATCACTCGGCCTCGGTCTATGGTCATCAGGTAGCAGTGGTTGATCTTTGGGTGTAGGAATTTAGTCCACCAGTGATCCACGCCCTTTGTGAAGGCTATATACCTAGAAGACACTGAACCTGACCTCGGCCTGTCTTGGTTGCGGTCTATGTCCTGATATCATTGACTCCTGCCATCCTAGTGCTAGTGTCTGTAGTGCATCGGCCCCATGTGATGCCCAATCATGCACAGGTGTATCACGGAATACGTTGCGTTTCTCGTCGAACTCTCGGTGGTATGATGCGATACAGTTCAAACCGTGTTCGGCCTTGTCTTGATCGAACCAGAATCTAGGGAACATTCTTCGTATTGCCTGTATACCTTCGGCCTTGGTGCGTGGTCTCTGTACTGTACGAAAGCTAATGCCCATCTCTCTGGCGACATCCTTCCTCGATCGGCCTGATGTAAGCTCTCTGACTTCTATGTCATGCGGTGCTAGATGTTGACCGAGCATAACGCCATTGGTTGAGGCGTATTGATTGAGCCATTGGATGTAGTGCTCCATTCCTTTGCCGTTGTTCTCGTAGTACCCAATGAGCCGTATCTCTTTGCCTATTGCCTGAAATAGCCAGATCGACATGGCATCCGATATGCCTAAATCCCATGCAGTGTGGACGTTCAACGATGGTTCGATGGGTAGCCTAGTGACTCGGCCTTGATCCTTGGCGGCTGCTATCTGGTCAGCAAAGTACGCCCCCGCTATCTGTGCTTCGAATGATCCATAAAATTCCTGCTGGATTAGGGCTTCTTCCATGCCTTCGAGACGTTCTTGCTCGATGATGTCGGGATTGATTACCGGAGTACCATCGGCCCTCTTGGTATCCTTGACGGTGAGATTCTGGCAGAACCACTCATTACTAGACTTGGCCATTTGATAGAGTGAGTGTCCGTGATTCTTACCTCGAGGCGTGTATATGAATACAGCCCATCCGCCATTTTCAGCTAAAATCGGACGTATATATCCCCATGCATTGGGATCACATAATGACCATTCATCGAACACTACGCCTACGGGGTTTGATCCGACTAGATTGTTGTAGTTATCGCTTCCGGTGAGCTGCCACGTTGACCCATTGACTAGCTCTATCACCATATCTTGCGATGATGTCCGCTTGCGTATCTGCTTGGGGAATACTTGCTCGAGGATTGGGCGGCCTTCGCTGTCGATACCTGCCCATATGGCCTTTCTAGCCTGAGTTTGATGTGGGAATAGATGCCAGTATGTCCCGACACGCTTAAACATCTCTTTTGCGGTGAAGTTGAGCGTTGCGCTGCCCTTGCCCGCTCTACGATGCCAGACACAAACGGCCCTCTTTACGCCATTGTCCATCGCTTTGAAGAAGTCGACCTGATGCGGTCTAGGTTCCCACTGATACGGTATTGATATTTCTGTCATATGCCCCCTGGATGCATATACAGTGCTGTATGGATATACAGTTACGAGTTCTTGAAGTCTGCAACCTTAATCACTAGATCACCACCACCATCGCCTGATAATTCAATGGCTTTCACATCCCCCAGATACTTACCGATTAGCTTGAGCTTGATATCAGCTGCTGACTTCAATCTCTGCACCTGAGTACTATCTAGATCATTCTCAAGATCGGTCAATTTTTTAGCAATATCAGTAACATGCTGGACATGCCCTTGGTTAGATAGTTGCTCTCTCAGTGCTTCCTGTCTGATTGCTCTATTCTTATTTGCTGCTGTTGTTCCCATTGTCTTTACCCTTACCGAAGATGCGTTCCCACCCTGATTGATAGGCCGATTTTGAGGCAGAATTGTAGCGTCTAGCGTGTGACCCCTTTCCACCGTGATCGTACTCGGGAAAGTGTCGGTTAACTGTTTCTTTATCTAAACGATGTCTATTATCTGGCACGTTTTACCCTATATTTACCGGTATATGCTATTTAGTTCTAAGGTATATAACAAAATAGTATTTCACATTTTTTAGTGAATTTGCGAGTATTCATTCCGTACCGCAATTATACATCAAACAACAGAGGGTTTACACATGACAACAGCAAGACTTTACAACGCGGCCAAAGCTCAACAGGTAGAAGGTAAAAAGATGATCTTAGAATTATCCGATGGCCAGCGGTTCAACGTCAAGGGTTCACGAGAAGCGAACAAACTATGCAAAGAGTTAAACGCGAAACCTTGGAATTTTTAATTCTCACTGATGAGCGCGGGCTGGTAACCCGCCGAAACCCTTCGGGGTCTGAGAAAACCAATCAGCAATGGAGTAACAACAATGAACAAAAAGCAAATTATAGAAATCATCAGCGAAGGCTATTACAGATTAGATCCTATCAGCAATGTGGACTGGACTGACTACCTCGACATTATGTACACGGAAGAACTCAAGCAAGAAAGAAAGCATCGAGCTGCTGCCCCTTTCGATATACGCCCCAAATTTACCGCAAGCATTGTGGCTAAATACTGGGTCATTAGAGCCGTTAGAAACGCGATGCGTAGCGATACTTTCAGACCCCGCGATATCTTGCATTGCAAAAAATCTTATTTATACGCCCATGCTATCAAGGATGATGACCGTTTTGATCTTGACGAAATGCTAGACGGCTTTGATTGGGCGGCTTTCGATTCTATCGACTACCAAACCGCTGATTTGGAGGTGGCGTAATGAGTCCCGTAGACACAATGGCCCTTGCTTATTGCGAGTGTGCAAGATGGGCGGACGATGTTGTGATTGATTTAGATTTTAAAGATCACGCCCACAAAACATCTAGTGACTTTTTCGTAAAGTTCCCCGGCGTTTGCCTAGGCTTTACCACAGAACAACTAGAGCTTTACATTTTTTTATTCAATGTTTAGTATTTATTCCGTACTAACGAATTATACATCAAACAACAGAGGGTTTACAGCATGGCATACGCACCAATCAGAGAGATAAAAAACGTTATTGGCACATTCAAGCATAAAGGATACGACACCTCATTCGATTATGTGATAAACAGCCCTGAAGATAGTTGGCTGCCAGTCGTCAACTATCCTCACCGCGTGTGGGTCTGTAATAACCCCATAGCAGAGTCAGGCTGGCGATATGCGAACGTTAAGAAAACTGTCGTGGATATTGTCGTTGATGAGGACGCATACGGGCAGCCAATCATTGAAAAGTGGTCAATCAAGAATCACCTCACATTTGACAATTACGCAAGAAAGTTAGGGGAGTATTGGGACTTTTATGACAATCAAACAATACGAGATGAGGGCAAATGATCAAATTATAATCTCACTGATGAGTTGCGGGGGTGGTTCCCCCGTCGAAACGCTGCGAAGCGTATGAGAAAACCAAATCAGCAATGGAGTAACACAATGCAAGCAATACAAATTAAATATCTAGGCCCAACCAATTACCGCGGATCACGTTACAAAGCGATCTGCGCAGGCGGCAGTTATACCCATCATCGGGATTATGCCCAAGGCGAAGACGGCAACGCACTAACGGCAGCAGAGTTACTGGTCGAAAAGATGGGCTGGGGTGATATCGAAATCACTGGAATGGGCACATTGCCAAATGGCGATTATGTTTGCACAACTGAAAGGGTGGCAGTATGAACACCTACCAAAAAATAATCCTCGCCGCTGCTCTCACCAGTGCTTTTATCTGGCTCAGTAATGACGAATTCAACCATGAGCTGCAACAGGCCGCACAATACAACCAAGACGTTTGCGCCGGACTAATACCCGATTATCAAAACATCAATCCAACTTGCGAGGGCGAATAGATGAAAAAAGAAAAAGCGTTAGACATCGTAAACGATTACCTAACCCGCTGGGTTAATGTTTTTGGGGAAGCAATGCTAGAGTCTGAAATAGCAGATATCTGGGCCGCTTTTGAAATTGTAGAAAACGAAGTTGAAATATCAATAAGGGTTAACGGAGACGAAGACCCCGAGGGCGAATCATGAACATACTAGTAGCATACGAAAGCAGCGGAACAGTTAGGGAAGCATTCAGAAAGTTAGGACATAACGCATGGTCTTGTGATCTACAACCAGCGGATGACGGCAGCACTTATCATTTCCAAGGTGACGTTGAAGAATGGATCAGCGACCCCGCTCTAAAACGGTGGGACTTGATCATCATGCACCCACCCTGCACTGCGTTGTGCGTCTCAGGTAATGCCCACTACGGAACAGGCAAAGCAAAGCACCAACAGCGCATCGACGCGATAGAGTACACCCTCCGCATGTTTGAACTGGCAAAGGCTAACGCTGATGCGGTATGCATGGAGAACCCTGTCGGAGTCCTTCCGATCAAGGCTAGCCAGTACATTCAACCATGGCAATTTGGACATGGTGAGTGCAAGAAAACTGGCCTATGGTTGCACAATCTGCCAAAGCTCAAGCCCACTAATATTGTCGAAGGCAGAGAGCAAAGAATCTGGAAGCTAGGCCCATCACCGGATCGATGGAAGATCAGAAGCAAGACATACGCGGGTATCGCACAGGCAATGGCCGAGCAATTTTAGGAGGCTTCCCGCTCGATCAATATCTCGCAGTAATGGATGGCCTTTCTCAGGTCGTCCACTCCCCCTTTCTCTCTCCACCTCGAAACATACTTGATCACCGCATGTTCACAGACTCCCAAGTCGTTTTCTAGCGCATACTCTAGCGGTTGAATCTTCATCGTCTTGTAATGGCTACCTGAAATTTGTCGGTCTAATGCGCTCACGTCAGCTCCTGAATATTCGCTTTCAATCGGCCCTGTTCGCCGTACAATTTGTGGAGGATTACGCAGGTCATACTGCGAGAACTGGCATAACCAGAGCCACTGTGCCACGCGTCTGCGGGTGCTAGGATGTTCCAACTTTCGAACAATGCGCCGCCATATTCCTCTTGATTCTTGTGGTGGATGTGCCCCGTCCAAACAAATGTATGATCTGATTCTCCCCATTCTTGCCTCAAATTACTGACTATTGAACCATGCAAATTAGACATCTTGATCCTGTCCCCGTGATGGGTCACAACTAGATTCTTGCCCCACTGCCACCAGATAAATTTGCTCGCGTTATCAAATACCTTGACGCGGGGATCATCCTCAAAGTACAAGCGCATCACCTCATTCAACCACAACGCCGCATCTGGGTCATGATTGCCCCTGACATTCACAAGCCAGACCTGATTATGTTTCTCCAACATACGTAAAACCGTACGCTTGATCACATTACTAGCAGCGCGAATGGTTTTTGAGTATCGCCCGTCTGAGTCCAGTAGATTTTTAGAATTAGGCGTTGAACTGGTGCTGTCATTGATGTGCATGAAGTCACCCAAGTTGACCAACACCCCGACCTCACCAGATGGGGCCGATCCAACCAAGCGGTCGATAGCATTCTCTAAAAGATTCTGCGAAATCTTGACATCGTAGTCATCGCCCATTGTTTCACTGTGATGAGCGAGCATCCCAAGATGGTGATCACCAATAAGATAGCTAACCATGA